ATTGGAATCGTGAGAGCGACCAATGTTTCAAATCAGGATTAGAGGTAAAAACTAATGCCATCACAATTTGAAGCAACTGCTGGTTTAGCCATTGGAACTACTTCTGGTGGAACTGTTACCCAAGCAACAAACAAAGCAACAGGCGTAACTCTAAATACAGAGTCAGGCCAAATAACCATGAACGCCGCCGCCTTAGGTGACGGTGCTTATGTCACTTTTGCTGTAACTAATGACCGTGTTTCTGCAACTGACGTTGTAAACGTGGGACATGGTTCTGGTGGAACTGCTGGCGGTTATGTAGTAGTTAATTCTGCTGTTGCTGCTGGATCTTTTAAGGTTACTGTCGGAAATGTTTCTGGTGGTTCTTTAAGTCAAGCAATTGTTATTAACTTTGCTGTCCAAAAAGGCGCATCTAGCTAATGGGAATGTTCGCATTTAGGCGAATGAAGGAAAGGGAGGCTGCCGAGCAGGTGGCCTCTATTCCTGCTAAAACTCCAACTCCAAAAAGAAAGCGTAAACCTAAAGCAACTACTGATGGCAATAACGATTCATCACACGGCGGGAGCAGCAAACGCAAATAGTTACATCTCACTTACAGAAGCAAATGAACTGATTGAAGGTTTAGTTGCTGATGATGATGTGATTGCGTGGGAAGCTGGAACAACAAGTAACGATTATAGAAATCGTGCTTTATATACAGCAGCACAGAGAATTGATCGTGAAAGATTTTTAGGTGCTAGGGCAACAGACACACAAGCAATGCAATGGCCTAGAACTGGAGTAAGAAAGCCTGATACTTATATCAATACTTATTCAGTTGGTTTTCCTTTTCGCATAACAACAGATTATTTTACAGATACAGAAATACCTGATCAAATTAAAAAAGCACAAGCCGTTTTAGCTGCCTACTTGAATAACAATAAAGACGGTTTAGGACTTAGTGGATTAGAGGATTATAAGAACATCAAAGTTGGATCTTTGGATGCAACTCCTAACTTTTACGGTGCTGTTGGTGCTGATCGTGTACCGCCAATGTTTGAAAGATACTTCACAGGGATTAGAATTAGTGGACCCGGTAACATTGCAGTAAAACGGAGCTAACTATGGGAATGATTTATCCAGCAGCAGACATTCTTACAGACACAAATGCACACACAGGCAGGTTTGGAAAGATTCACGCTCTTGAAGATTCTGTAATGACAGTTGTTAGTACAAACGTCACAAAGAACGGAACTACAACACTTGCTTCAGTTGCTATTAAGCATGGAAGCGAAGTAGAAGGAATTTTTACAAGTATTACTTTGGCTAGTGGAAGCGTTGTTGCATATCTTGTTTAATGCCGATAAAACCAAAAGCATTTAGAAAAGCCACAAGCAAAGTTCTTAAAGCTGCTGGTGGGAATGTTACTGTTCGTAAAGTTACGGCGGCTGCGTATAACACGACTACAGGAACAGTTGGAGAGACAACAGCAGATACAACTATTAAGGGGCAAGTCTCAAATGTTGTAGCTAGGCAGGTTGATGATTTAGTAAAAGCAACTGATAAGCGTTTGTTAATTGCTGCTGTTGATTTGGATTACACTCCAACAGTTTCAGATCGTGTTGTAATTAGTTCTAAAGTTCATCAAATTATTAGAGTCGAAACAACAGAACAAGCTAATACTGCAATTAGCTATGAACTAATTCTGAGGTTGTAATGAAAGCTAAATACACAGGCATGAGGCCAAGTCAATTTGATGACGAGCTAAGTAAAAAATTAGACGCTTTATTGCGTCAAGCTGTTCTGCAAACAGATACATTATTAAAACAAGAAAGTCCTGTTGATACTGGACGGTTTAGAAATAGCTGGCAAATAGGAGAAAACGCCACTGGAGAATATGAAGGAGATCAAGGAACTTCTGTTGAGCCAGCAAAAGGAATGAACTACACAGTTGGTAATGAAAAGATTGGTAATTCATATATTTTGCATAATTCACTTCCTTATGCGGAGCCTTTAGCAACAGGTCACAGTCAACAGGCAGACCCCGGTTGGATTCAACAAATTGCCAAAAACATGCAAGGTTGGGTTAATAAAAATGCAGGTAACATTAAATGAGTAGCACTTTTAATGACGTTAGAGCTGCAATAGAAGGACGTATTGCCACAGAAATGGCTCTTGCTCCTGCTTATCCTGTAGCGTTTCAAAACGCTCCTTTTACTCCACCTAACAACACTCCTTGGGTTCAAGTATTTCTTAGATTTGGTTCAAATAATTATGCAACATTACAACCACCAACCACAGGCAATTCGTTTAACCGTCAAACAGGCACTTTGGTTATTAATGTATTTAGTCCTGCTGGTGTTGGGGCAGGTGCAAACCTAACGATTGGGGAAAGAGTAAAAGATAAATTTGACAGAGCAAAGTTTAGCAGTATTATTTTTGATCCTTGTTCAGGATTAGCTACAATACAACCAGCAGAGCAAGAAGCGTTTTATCAAACGCAATTCTCAGCTACATTTGACGCATACTTAGACTAACCCCAATCCAATGGCTGTTACTGTTTTATCAGGTACGTCTGGAGCCTTGTACTACAAACCTGCTGGTACTACAGGAACCTTTAGCCCCTCTGATGTCACCATAGGCACTGAAACTATGGTTGTTCAAGCTTACTTAAATTTAAAAGTAGGCGATCCCGTTAAATTTAAAGTTGTTGATTCTTCTTCTGGAGGAGCTGGAACTGGAACTTTACCTGCTGGATTAACTGCTGGTACTGAGTATTTCGTTAAAACTTATACAAATAGTTCTGGAGCAATGACTGTTTCAGCAACTAATGGCGGTTCTGCTGTGAACCTGACTGATGTTGGGACAGCAGCAGCTCCTAATGAGTTTGAAGTTTATTACAGTGACTATGCTGCTATTGGTCAGGTTCAATCTTGGTCTTTTGAAGTAACAAGAGCAGAAATTGACGTAACTACTATTGGTCAAACTGTAGGACAAACTGCACCATTTAAAGCTTATATTCCGGGCTTTGCTGATGGCTCAGGTAGTGCAAGTGTTTACGTTACAGACGAAGATGCTGCTTTATCTAACAGACTTGTAGAAGATGTTTTGCAACGTCAGCAAGTAGGAGCTGCATTTAGGCTTTACACAGATAAACAATCTTCTGAAGTTTTAAGTAGGTCTATTTCAATGGATGCTGCTTTACTTTCTGCAAGCTTCAACATTAACCCTGATGATGCACAGATGGTAGAGATTTCATTCAGACCAACAGGTGCTCCAGTATTTGATTTAAGTGCGTCTGCTTAATGCTATTGGGGCTTTGTTCGTATATCGAAGCCCCAAAACTGGAGAAGGTTTTGCTTCTTTTTTGCGTTATCTACCAAATAGAAAATTAAGAGAGTTAGCAGGAACAACAAGCCATTACGACAAAACAAGATTAATTCACATGATCTTGTCAAATAAAAATAGAGGCTAGCTGTTATGGCTGGCCTTTATTGTTATTGATATAATTTATGCAAACAGAGTTATTCTTTATGCCAACGGCAAAAACAAAACTAAGCCCATTAGAAAGACTTAAAAAAGCATCTAATTTAACGCTAGAAAAAAAAGTTGTTCAATTAGCAGATGGAGAAGATTTTGAATTTTGGTCAAGTCCGATGACAATGGCAGAAAGAGAGCAAGCAATGAAAGGAGCAAAAGATGACACTAACGCTTTTGCTATTCGTTTATTTGTGCGTAAAGCAATGTTTGAAGATGGAAGAAGAATGTTTGCGGCTGGTCAAATTGATGAATTAAGAAATGATGTAAGTGCTGAAAATATGGACAAGTTAATGATGGCATTAGTGCCACAGCAAGAAGAGGCTGATGATCTCGACCCAAAAGACTAAAAGAAGCACTTAAAAAAGATACTTTTTTACAGCTTCAATTAGGAGTAGCTAAAGAATTGGGTTATACGTTGCAGGAATTAAATCAAAAAATTACACAAGAAGAGTTGTTAATTTGGTCTGCTTATTTTGATCTTTTAAACGAAGAGCATGAAAATAATATGAGAAGGGCAAAGTACCGCTAAGATCTACATATAACAGAAAGTCAGAATGTGGCCTCGTTAATTTCAACAGTTGGAATTAAGTTTGATAGTGGAGGTGCTCCACAGAAATTAAAGGTCTTACAAGGTGGTGCAAAAAAATTAGAACAGGCATTTGATCGTTTAGCAGGTAAAACAAATAATGCCTCTAAAAAAGCAGGTCTTTTTGGAAAAGCAGCAATAGGAGCAGGAGCAGGAGCAAAAGTTGGTGCGTTAGGGGTGAAAGCGTTTGGAACGGCTGTAAAAACAGCAATGGGGCCAATAGGTCTTGCCTTGTCAGCTATGGCAGGTTTAGGTGCAGCGTTTGGAACAATGAAAGAAATTGAATTTGCAAGTGCAAAATTTAAAACTTTAGGAGGTGACTCTGAAGACTTAGTTAATAAATTAAAGCTTGTCAGTATTGAATTAAATGGTTCTGCAAGTACAGCAGAATTAACTGGAGCTGCTTATGACGTTGCGTCTGCTGGATTTATAAAAGCTGCTGATGCTGCAATGATATTAAAAGCAGCTAGTCAAGGAGCAACAGGTGGATTTAGTGATATTAATACAGTTGGAAATGCTGCAACAAGTGTTTTAAATGCTTATGGAAAATCAGCTAAAGACGCTGGTTTTTTAGTTGATCAATTTATCCAAACACAAAACGATGGAAAAATAATTGTTGCTGAGTATGCAGCCAATATTGGTAAAGTTGCTTCTGTTGCAGCAACAATGAATGTTCCTCTTAAAGAAGTTAACGCTGCAATTGCTCAAGTAACAGCAGCAGGTGTTAAATCTGAAGTTGCGTTTACTGGAATGAAAACAGCTCTTTTAAGATTAACGGGTGAAGCAGGTGGTAAGAAATTAGCAAAATTAGGAATTGATATAAATGCTTCAACAATTGCTTCTGAAGGATTAGCTGCAAACTTGAAGAAGCTTGAAGGTTTAAATATTAAATCTTTAGAATCAATATTCGGGCAGGAAGCTATACAGGTAATGGCTCCATTAATTAAAGATTTAGAAAAATATGAACAGCTAATTAAAAATCAAGAGAGTGCAACAGGAGCAGCCGCAGCCGCACAAATTGAAGCAAGCAATACAATTCAAGGTGCTTTAAAAAGAGTAACTGCTTCCTTTAGTAATTTATTTGCAGAACAAAGCGAATTAGGAGCAGCAATAAGAATAACTTTACAAGGTGTTTCTGTTGTTATTGATGGGCTTGGAATTGCAATAAAAACTTTAATGTTGCCTGTTCGTTTGTTGTTTAAATTATTTGCTGGTATTGGATCTGTTTTTGAGGAGCAATTTGGGAAAGGAAATAGTGCAATTGTTTTAATTACAAAATCTTGGACATTCTTCTTAGAAAAAGTTCAAAAAGGTTTTCAATTAGTTGAATCTGTGGCAACAGCAATTGGCATGGCTATTGGTTCAATTGCTTTAGCTTTTGATCCATTGTTTAAAGTTATACCTGAAGTAATTAATGATGCAAAAACAAGGTTTATGAAATTTGTTACAGATGTAAAAGATGTATTTACTGGATTAGCAGAAATTATTGCAAATGTATTTAGAAGAATTTTTAAATTTATTAGTGATGGTATAAACAGAATTTGGGAAGCTATTCCAGAGCCATTAAAGAAATTTTTAAAAGGCACAGGAGAAAAAATTGCTTCAGTTGCTAGTAGTGCAGCTCAACCGTTTCAAGAAGGATTTAGTGATGTAATGGGAGATTTAAAAGGCTTTAACAAAGACGAAGAAGGTAATGCACGAATTATTGATATGACAAAGTTCCAAGAAGCATTAGCAAAAGCTGGTGGCGATATTAATAAAGCGTGGAAAGAATATCTTGGCACTGTTAAAGAAACAAACAATGAACTTGATAAACAAAAACAAAAAACTGAAACGGGATCTGTTCCTGCTGTAAATAAATTAAAAGAAGCATTTGAAGCTGTTAAAGAAACAATTGCAAGTGGTTTACATAGTGCTGTTATGGGCTTAATAGATGGAACTAAATCGCTTGGAGAATCTCTTGCTGGTATTGCTAAACAAATTGCAAGCTTAATGTTAAAGAAAGCAATCTTTGGAGCGTTTGGATTAAAGGCTGCTGAAGGTGCTTATGTTGCTAATGGAATTAGACCATTTAATCAAGGTGGTTTAGTTACTAAGCCCACAATGGGACTTGTGGGAGAAGCTGGAGAAGATGAATATATAATTCCAGCCTCTAAGATGGCTCAGTCAATGCAACGGTATTCTTCAGGGGCTAGGGGTGAATCTGTTATTCCCGGCACTGGTTCGTCTTCTGGAGGAACTGCTGGATCAGCCTCAACCACTGTTAATTACTCTGGCCCAGTATTGAACTTTAACTCTGAAGAATTTGTCCCTAAATCTGCTATTGGTCAAATCATTAATTCAGCAGCATCACGAGGTGCAAAAGCTGGAGAAGCTAGAACATTAGCTAGCCTTCAAAATTCACGTAGCAAAAGAGGCAATATAGGATTATGACAACTGATGATGGCTTTGTTGCCTTAACTAATTTTATTTCAGTTACAACCGCTTCAGGTGGTAGACCACACGTTTCTGGACAAATATCTAAATTTTCTCCTTATAACCATTTTCAAAATGGTAAACATGGATCAGTAACCGCTATTAATGGCACAACTCATTATTATCTTTCTTTTATTTATCAAGGAGCAGCAAGAAATAGAACAGGAGATAACATGACCTCTTCTTTAATTCTGGCAAATAGTGACATTAGTATGAACTATGCAGTTGAAGCTGTTGCTCAGAGATATCACATAAACGTTCAAACTTGGATAATGACAGATGCTTTTGCACAGCAAACCAAATTAACAGAAGAAACATGGTTGGCTTCTTCTATGTCTTACGATCCTGAAAGCATTGAAGTTATCCTTTCATCTGCTATTGATGCTGTAGGTGCAAATGCTCCTGATCGAGTTTTAACTAAAGATATTGTTGGGTCGTTGCCTGTAACAGGTTCTTTGCAAAACAGGTGAAGCCACATCAATTAATTGGGCTTCCTTATCGTTTAGGAGCTGATCCTGAAAAGCATAAAGCTGGTGATTGCCTTTCTCTGGTTCGTACAGTATTAGCAAATTATGGTTTTACTGTTCCTCAAGGCCAACGTGAATGGTATAGAAAATTAAGGAAAAAAGACTATAGTATCTTTTTTGAAGAATTAAATAGGTGGGGAGTTGAATCACCCCCTAAACTAGGAACAATTGGTCTTTGCAAATCAGAAGATGGTTATGGCATGGCTGCGTTTTACGAGGACGGATGGCTAAGTTATCAAAAGACATTAGGAGGCCAGGTGGTGATTTGGTTGCCCCTAAACGCCCTCATGGTCGAAGGCTGTTATTACCAGCAGAAGTAGAATTTTGTGAATTATTAAAATGTACAGAAGATGAATATTGGGATTTTGTAGATACAACTGCTGCTTACAACGGAACAAGACCTGAAGGATATGAATTAATTCCTGATATAAGAAATGAAGTTTTAACTGCTATTGGAATAACAAAAGCAACTTTAGTCCAATTAGGAATTGCTGTTGCTGCTGCAACTGTTTCTTATTTATTAACGCCTAAACCAAAGGAACAAAAGCAAGGTGGATCAAGAAGAACTGCTGACTCTGTTGGTAATAAAAGATTTGCTCCACAAGCTTCTTTTGATTCAATTCAAGAATTAGCAGTATTAGGTGATGCAATACCTTTGATTTTTACTAACACTTCAGAAAAAGCAGGTTTTGGAGGAATAAGAGTTAACAGTCAATTGCTTTGGTCTCAATTCCTAAGCATGGGTAAATATCAACAATTAAAAGTTTTAGCGTTGTTTTCTTTAGGCAACATTCCAAGCAAAATCAATAATGTTAATCACCCAAGTTATGAAGGCTTTGCAATAGGTGACACGCTTTTAAATACTTATAATTCTCATAAAGTAGGAGTTTATTTTAAAGGCAATGGTGGAAGGTTTTCTACAAATGAAAGATATAGCGAATCTGATTTAGTAGCTTCTCATAGTGATCCATTTATTCTTCATGTTCCTGATACACAAGGAGGAACATCTGGTGCATCTGATTTAAATCAAGCTTTTAGTGGTGCAAGAAACCCTACGACACAAGTTGCCTTTGGTGTTTTTGCTCCTGTTCCTAATGCTCAAATAGTTAAATTACCTTATGAATTAGTTGTTTCTGTTAGAGGTACATCTAAAGAAGCAGGTTGGGATAATGCAAGAAAAAGAAAAAAGATTGAATATGCACATTGGCCTACAAGATGTGGAGTTGTAGAAGTAATAAGGAATGGATCAAGACAACCTCGAACAACTACAAATGCTATTGATGGAGCTGTTGGAGATATTGTTGTTTATCAAATAGTAGGAATTAGCCCTAGTGGGATAGCAAACGCTCTACAAAGAAAATTTGATACAAATCCGAACGAAGAAGGCTATCAAGAAGATCCTTCCGTCCACAACTTTGATGCTTGGGGTTACAAGCCTCATGGAGTTGATGATATAGACAGTATGACAACATCAATCAGAGAAAATGTTGATGCTTTATTTGCTAAAGGAGAACAATATTTATTTGGAACAGCTTTAATGCAATGTATTGAAATCTCTGATCCAATTCCTTTTAGAATTGAGTTTGGGAAAAACTATAAATTTAAAATAATAGAAGCTGGAAAAATAGATATACCTGTTTCAGGGGCAGATTTAGGAACGCATTGCAATAATCCTGATTGGGTAGACCCTGGCTCAGGACAAAACAAAACAGAAAGATATAGTTTAAGTGATACAACTCCTATTCTTTATAAACAAAAACTTAGTGGTATTGAAAATTATGGAAGAGGTCAAAACGATTTATATCATGGACATGACATTTATACCTGTCAAAGAATAGCTTTTGCAACTGTTTCTAATAATAGAAATTGTGATGTTACTGAAATAGCTT